TCAGGCTGGGGAGCCATTGTCGACGTCTGAAATTCGAACCAATGTGGAGTTAGTTTCCGGTGTGAGTTTCCGTGATGAGGGTATTGCGCATTCTGATGCTTTTGACAATTATACATTCCAACCTCGCGATGTTCCTGGTGCAGATCAGGTTCAAGCATTGACTCGGAGCGTGCCGGATATACGCACGCGGCCTCAAGATTTTGTCGACGCCGAAGTCATCGTTCAATGGCTTTTTGAGGAGGTCATTGACAAGAAGTTGTTTTTTGCGCATATAAACAACTCACGTAGAGCTGCGATTCATCGTCAAACTCGACAACAAGCAATTGATGGGTCATATGCAAACTATGAGACAGCCGCATCAACATTGTCGTTTGCTTTTCTGAAACCTGAGTTTGCAAAAAAACCTTCTGAAATGCGCGATGGGCCTTCGGAGCTTAAGGCTCAGGGTGTGGTATCAGCGAGTGACTTGCAGCAGGCCATTTTCGCGGACACATGTGATGCGTTAACACATGCATGGGCCAGAGCCATGCAGCCTGGCAAACTTTCACCTGTTGGCCTTCGAGAGGAAGAGGTGGAGGACTTCCTTGCAACATTTGACTCTTCTGTGGAATTGGACATTGAGAAGCAAGATTCATCACATCGTCCGGTGCACATCATTGTAGCCTCGATTTTTCTAGAGATGGCTGCTGACAAGCAAGGCCTCGGGGCATTAGCGAAGGAGATTCGTGATGAGCGTAAGGTTCGGATGATGGGTTCTCCGTTCAAGTTTGTGTTGAACAAAGCTCTGGCTTCCGGTGATCCCTGGACTCTAATCATCAATAAGATCATGGCTTTCAGTTCTCTGATCAGCGTGGCCAGACTCAAAGATGTGCGCATTTGTCAAAGTGGCGATGATGTTACCATGGATAGGACCCCGGAATGGCGAGGCAAAGGGCTCGGTGATCAGAGCAAAGCAAATGCAGGCCTCACGTGGAAGATGGAGGAAAGATCACAGCGCAAGGATGGGGTGACTTTCATCAGTCGCGCAGTGTTGCCACATCGAACTGTGGTGTACAAGGCGTTGCGGACCATTTTGAAGTATGCACACCGAAAACGCAATCAAATACAACACGCCGGGATAACAGCGGACGCGCAGCGTATTGAAGCTTTGGCCGCGCGCCATGGTTTACAAGCGTATTGCGAAGCGCGTTGTCAAGTGTGGGGAGGAGATCCCGTAGTGGTTTTTGATTTGTGGACCAGGGCATTGGCGGTGGCAAGGGCAAATTTCAATACGTTGCCTGATGAATTGCGGTCTGAGGAACCACGACAGTATACGGTCCGAGAACGCAACGGTGGTTGCTTCGGTTATGCGTTGGCAAATTGTGTGAAGACAAATGTTGCAGCTGTCAACGCTATTGCTTCGTATCGAGGACCAGTAAACAGGACACTGGCGCTGAAGGTTTGCCGCGAGAACCAAGTTCCACTCATCATTATGAACGAGCGATTTGCACAACGGTCACGCAAACGATTAATAGATCAAATGGATAGAAGAAGGATTTCCAGGTCATTCGTAGTTGTGTATGAAGATCACGCAGTAGCTGTGGTACCAAACACATTGACACTTCATGGAGCATTTGGTAAACGCACAATTACGTGGAAGAACACTTTCTCCAAGGACGTGGAGATCACAGATTTTGAGTGATGTCAATAGTGGTTGCAATGCGATCTTACGTTCATTAACTCTAACTATCGAGTCAAAATTTAGTCGTCTTATTGTACGAGACCAAATACATAGCCTCTGAGTAGGAATGCAGCGAAGCCAACGGAATATCGAAAGATAAGTTGCGCAGCTTGAGCAGCACTGCATTAGTCCAAAAACCAACCGATAAGGTCACTCATGCTTTTCTATAGGTTAGTCGTTACACGGCGAGACATGGTCGGCCAATCGGAAGTAATTCCCACTGGCATCGCGAAGCTGAGAGATCAGTGAGGCGAGGCGACAATCTTTCCAAACCTCATTTCTGGAAAGTTGCTCGGCCCGAGAGGACGGATGCGCATGTCGGTCTATTTTCGGCTTTTGATAGCGATAGGCTTAAGGAGCAAACACCCCACTTTTATGTTGGCTTGGTACCCAACACGCAAACTCCATTGCGAGTGGTCTGCTTAACTACAATCACAGTACAATTGAAATGTCGAATGAGAGCATTGCCCACACCATCAGAAATATCTTGAAGCAGTGCAATTCTACCGTCATCTCAATTGGCCATACTGAAGGTCATTTCCTTTCTTCCAAACAATTTGCAGTGCTAGAAGAGTGTGCGGATACCCTCGAGAATCTTGAGTCAGTTGCTGGTGTGGACACACCAACAACTAGTGCAATTACCCAAGCTTCTTCAGAGGAAGACGGCTTTCGAGCACGCAGATTGGAACTTGCCCGCGAATTAAAGCAGAAACAAATTCGTTTAACAGCAGCTCCTCCAGGAGATCGCTCCCAGATCAATCTAGAGATTGGGAAGTTGTTGTCAGAACGTGCAAGGCTCGACAAGTTGATAAAGCAATTTGACGCAACGACAATTGCATGATCATGCCTTCAATTACCGCAAACCGTTTGATCGCAGAATATGGTTCCGATCAAGACTATAAGTTCGCTGGGGCAGTACAAGTGAAGACTGCTACAACCTTGACCACCACTTTCGGCTCGGTGATGCGTTATGAGCCTTGGACCAATACTGGCGCAAGGGAATTGCTCAAACATCATCCAATTGGCGTATGGAAGGAGCTGTCCGTACGTCTCGCACCTCGTCCTGGCATCTATGGACGTATGTGCACTTTTTACGGTGGTTGGGCTGCGGCTGGTGTGGTGACACCAACAACAGCAGAAGAAATGGTAGCACTCCATGGGGCAATTGATGTTACTTATGGTGGCACTGGAGATCCAGGCACTGTTAAGGTGCAGATACCATGTGAGTTTGATGACACCATGAAAGATTTATTGAAGGGACCAGACAATGACAATTCTCGTCCGGTATTCTTTTATGCTTTCACGGAGACAGATGTTGTTGACAAACCTGCCAATTCTGATCGCTTCATGTTAACATTCAAGGGCAAGTATACGCTTCACGGGCGTTATTAGGTGAAACCATGGCGCCGAGTTTCTTTTTGTCTCGTTTTGGTTTGTCACTAGCAAAATTTGTCGATGATGATTCTGTGGAGATCTTGCCTGTGGTAGATCCACCTAAATCCAAGAAAACTCCAAAAATATCTCCTTTTGGTTTTGAAATTTTACCGACTGAAGTACCTGAGCATTCCCTTGCTGGTCAACGCGTTTTTGTTTGTGTTGAGGGGGAAGCGGACAACCCCAGCTCTGGTTGGGTCAATATTGAAATTGATGACGATGGAGACCCAAGTATTGATTTGTTGATTGAGGATGAAACTTGGTTATGCAAAAAGATGTATTTCAAGTGTCGTGCAGAATTGACTGAAATTCCACGAGCTGTGAAAGCCATTGATAAGGATGATGATCTCATCATAGATGTTACTGGTTTCGTACAATTACAAATTAAGCTTGGGATTCTCATGCAGCTTTTGGAGGTGCCTGAGAATGTTCCCAGTACTTGGTATCATTACAAGTTCCATTGTGATGCCAATGGGAAGGTTCGTTTCCGGAATGGCTCTTCCTGGGTTGACATGCCTTTTCCAATTGACTCGGAAATGAAAGAAGGGTTCTATTCTTTTATTTGATTTATTTCTTATTTATAGGTGTTGTGCTATCACCTTTTGTTAAATAGCCAGCAGTTTAGCGATAAGCGTTTGCTGTGGGATAGTGTTGTGCCACTTAAAGCACATTGGTAATAATACTCTCGATTACACGCAGAGAGCGAC